CATGCATCGTCGTGTTCGATGTCACTTCCAAGGTCTCGTTCAACGAGGCAATCAAGTGGATCTCTTTGGTTCGATCCAAGTTCCCCTCCATACTCGTTGTCCTCTGTGGGAACAAGGATGATATTGTGGGACGAGTTGTGAGGGACTATGATATTCAGAGCTACATCAAGAAGATGGTTACCATCAAATACTACAGTATCTCGGCGAAGAGTTACTATAACTTCGAGTTTCCATTCCTCTCCATCACCAGTGCGCTGTTCGGACGGGATACCAAATTCGTGGAGCGCGCTCCTCTCCTCCCCCCGGAAGTGACTGTCACTGATGAGCAGGTCGCGGCTTGGATGGAGATGGCAGAGGCTTCGGAGGAGTAAACAAGAATCGGACGGGTAAGGTAAGATTAAAGAAAACATTCTCAAAAATAAAATAAACAAATAAAAAGTACTTAGTCCACAAAATATTTATACAGGGATCCCTGTATAAATATCTATCGTTATCTTTTACAAATTGAAAAAATGAATTTGTATTATTCAGTTGATAGATTCATCACCCAGTTCATCCTCCAATCAATCGTCATGAGCATCACCATCGAACCCTACTCTGAGTATTCTCTTGTTGTCCGCGGTGACACTAAACTGTTTAAGTCTCAGCTTCTTAAACTGGAAGGTAAGTTCAACGATAAGCTGAAGGGAGGAGCAGGATGGATTTTTAGTAAGAAGAAAAGTAAGGAAGCGCTGGATAAACTTAAGGCTGATATCGCGTCGGGTGATGTTGTTTGTGACTCGAGTAGCAGCGGAGACTCGAGTAGTTCGAGTGCAAGTAGTGGACCAAGTGAATCTCGTCCCGTTTCTAGTATTGTTAATGGAGAAGTGTCTAGAAAGGACTACCTTGCTCTGCTCTCGAGAGTAGAGAGACTTGAGCAGATCTGTTCTCATTCCCCTTTTGTTAAGGATACTCCCAGGGATATTGTTTTTGAGGATGAGGATGAGGAAGAGGAAAAAGTCACGGTCGGTCTTCTGAGACAAAAAGTTGTGAAGAAATAAAAGATTGCGAAGAAATAAAGAAGAAGAGCAATAAAGATTATATTATCGGAAATCGATAATATAATTTCAAAAATGCGTTAACGCATATTTAAATAATACGTACATATATACACATCAAAAATGTCGAGTATGAGTATGAATCTGGAGTCTAGGTTTTCAAGGAATAAAGCAATAACAAGTTATGGCGTTATGCCGTTCACGGTCTTATCCAATAACGGAAAGCATGAAATAAGGTATCAAATACAGCAACGGAGAGATAGCATCTCGTTCCAGGAATATATAAAAGATGCATTACCAGAAAGTGAAATTGAGATGCATATAGGATTAATGTCGAAAGATGAAAGAAAACGATGTGTAGACTACTATCTAAAGGACGACTTCCAAAGTATCTGGGATGACCTATGGATAAATCATAAGAGTAGAATGTACAAAAACGATATAGAACGATGCTGTAAAGCGTTTAAACGAAATATGGAACGGTATGTGGAGCTGTTTCTTGATGAAACAAAAGGGGCGGACGGGAATTCTTGGGGGTTTGCCAAGGGAAGAAGACATTACAACGAGTCCGAACGGGATTGTGCTTTTAGGGAATTTGAGGAAGAGACTACTATAAGTAAAAATATCATGCAAGCATTAAGAATCCCTCCCTATGAAGAGTTGTATATAGGAACGGATAAAAAATTGTATCGGACAGTGTTGTATCCCGCTTACATACCGTATATTCCAGAGATACATATAAAGAACACACCAGACAATATCAGAAAAACTTATATATCAGAAGAGGTATCGGATATAAAATGGCTCACATACAGTGAGTGTTTACAAGTACTGGATTCTCGAAAAACAGATATACTCAAACGTTTAAATAGGAATCTTCTCTTTACAAGACGAAGGAAGCCTCCCCCAAGAAGATTCACATATTGATTTAAACATACAGTTTATTATTTAATACAATGTCTTTTACAGCTAATAACCCGTACAAGGTAAGTTATTGGACTGTCACAGTTGAAGATTCAAATAATCATTCCCATCTATACGCGATATGTGGTACTGAACAAAAAGCAAATGAGATTATGAATAATCTAAAATTGGATACTGATGGTAGAATATTTGTTTCTATAGTAGTAAATAACGAGGTAAAAGGAGATATAAATCTTATTAATATTGTTAACACTAAAATGTTACATTCTACCCTGACAATGAAGTTGAAATAGAATAGTCCATATTTACATCTCTTAAATCTGCACAGATTATAAAATAGTCGAATATGACTATTTTATATTTAACCATCAACTCAAATTGAATCAAAACTACTTAATTAAAAGTGATCATATCCGTAGAATGTAGTATAATCAACACTTATTAACGATAAAGCGTTCTTTGTCGTCCTCTTCTTAATTGACAGTTTAAAAAAAATAATATATAGTTATTAGATAGTACTAATAATGGATCTGTCTCTCCAAAAATTCATCCTACCGAGACAAGAAAAAGGAGAGGGTCACTACACCCATATTTCACAAATTCAACCTATCGGTAAGTTTAACATAACACGCAAGGATGACGATGATTGGTGGAAGCTTTACTGTGACACTCTTTACTCAAACTCTAAAATGGTATCTGGTATCGCAGAGAGACCAAACGATTTTGTACCGGTCTTGAACGACTCTGATATTAAGGTTGACTACAAACCTTCGGTTCACAAATTGGATACGAAATTGTATAAGGACACCCATATAAGACAGACCGTTATGATTTATCAGAAACATCTTAAACAGATTGTAAACAACTATGAGAAAAAACACGGAATCTGTATTGTTCTTGAGAAGGATCTTCCTCTGTACGAAAAAGATAAAGATACTATTAAACACGGATTTCATCTTCATTTTATCAACACAATCATGAACAAGGTGGATCAGGATGTTCATCTTATTCCTCGCGTCAGAAAGGAAGTTGCAGAGAAGGAACTGTTTAAAGATATTGGGGTGGAGAAGTCGGATGAGGTGATTGATAAGAGTTGTACTAATAAGTGCTGGTTGTTGTACGGATCTAGAAAGAAAGATTATCTTCAATCGTATCGTGTTACTAAAGTGTTAGACGACGATTGTAATGAGATCACACTCGAGGAGGCTCTAAAGGATTTCAAATTAACTAATGTCCATGGAGATGCGGTTGAAATGAAAGATCATCCTCTAGAATACTATCTTCCTCGAATTCTGTCTATTCATCCTGGAATTAAAGATCCTGTGGCTGTTAAATCAAACCTCAACAGTATTACAAAGCAGTATATGAAGAAAGCAAAGGAGAGTAAGAAAGTATATGACGATCTTCCTGTTCCAGACGCCCTTAAGAAAGCTAGAGAGTTGATGAAACTTATCTCGCCTCAAAGAGCTGACAGTTTTGAAGATTGGTTGGATATCGGATGGGTATTGTACAATATTGGAGATGGAACTGAAGACGCTCTCGATATGTGGATTGAATTCTCGGCTAAGACAGCTAAGAAGAATTTCAGTGAGGCGTCATGTATATATCACTGGGAGAAAATGGAGAAACGAAACAGAACAATCGGAAGTCTATATTTCTATGCAAAGACCGACAATCCGGACGAGTATAAGAAAATTCAGAAGAAGGACAATGATAGATTATTCAATGAATCTTTAAACGGAGGACATTATGATATGGCTAAGTGGCTTTTCAACAAGTATCGAGATGAGTTTGTATGTGCCTGTGCAACAAAGGATTCTTGGTACAGATACAGAAATCACAGATGGCAACCTATCGAGAAGGGTCTCGAATTGAGAAATAAAATTTCCACTGAGCTTGTTAATGAGTTCAAGAAACTAAAAAAGAAGGTGTGTGAAGATATGGGAGATCAGGATGATGATTCTGAACTTCAAAAGAGATTAAAGACCGTGAATAAACAGATTGCAAATCTTAAGTCCTCTCCTTTTAAGACTAATATTATGAAGGAGTGTACTGAACTCTTTCTCGACAGTATGTTTGTTGAGAAGCTGGATACAGATCCCGATTTGATGCATTTTTCAAACGGTGTTCTCGACCTGAAGGAGCAGAGGTTCAGACCAGGAAAACCTAGTGATTATATCAGTCTGACGACTGGATATGATTATCAGGAGTATTCATGGGACAGCCAGGAGGTTATTGAAGTAGAGGATCATTTTTCAAAGGTGTTCCCGGATCCAGAGTTAAAACAGTATTTTATGGAATATTCAGCGAGTCTTCTACGAGGATTCAACAGTAGCAAAACATTCTTGAATATGTCAGGAGAAGGAGATAACGCTAAGTCTATTAATATGGATTTAATGAAACTGGCTTTAGGAAAATATATGAAGATTCTTCCCACATCACTTATTGTCGGTAAACGTACTCAATCTTCTCAAGCAACTCCTGAGTTAAGTGGTATTCAGGGTGTGCGTTTTGCTATTCTTCAGGAGCTGAACAGTAAGGATGTTATCAATATCGGTATTCTCAAGGAGTTAAGTGGTAATGATATTATCTATATCAGAGGTCTGTATAAAGATGCTCAGGAGGTAAGACCTTTCTTCAAGCTTGGTCTTATCTGTAATAAGCTTCCTAAACTCCCATGTGATGATCCTGCTACATGGAATCGTATCAGAGTTCTTCCTCACGAATCCTGTTTCCCGAAGGATGGAGTCCCTGATAGTATTGAAGAGCAGTTCCGTCTTAAACGGTTTCCTCGCGATCCTTACTTCTCTGATAAACTGCCTACTATGAAGGCTCCGTTTATGTGGATGATGTTTGATACCTGGAAATCTGTACAGAAAAATGGACGTATGAAGGAGCCTGAGAAGGTGCGTAACGCAACTGCTATGTATCGTAAGCAGAACGATGTGTTCCTCCAGTTCATCGCTGAAAGAATCATCTATGATCCTACAAACATCAAGGCGCTTATGTCTAAGGTTGAAGTGTACAATGCTTTCAAATTATGGTTTGAGGACTCGTATCCCAATCTTAAGTCTCAGATTCCATCGAAAGATGAGATGGCAGACGAGATTATTAAGAAGTGGGGAGAAATGACACTTAGCCATAAATGGAAGGGATATCGTCTCAGAACGACTGAAGACGATGAGAATGAGGGAAAAGCTATTATTATCAGGGATGAGGATCTTGCGGACGAGGAAACCGACGAGGAGAAAAAGGACGAGGAGGAGAAAGACGGGGGTGGTGAGATGGAGGAGAAAAAGGACGAGGGAACCGATAGCGAGGGAACCGATAGCGAGGATGACGAAGATCGTGGCACAAAGAGTAGACCTCTGATTTAAAAATAGTTATAATTTTATAATACTAGTTATAAAATTAAATTAGTCTTCCATCATAACAGGAGGAGAAATTTTTGCCATTGGACGATGAACTAGAGCTCGTCGCCCTCCTGGTCGGTTAGCAACATCTAGTATCGGTCGTCTCGGGGAACTAGGTCTAGACGCGTAGGCCACGGGACGAGCTGACGCGTAGGCCGCGGGACGAGCTGAAGATATTGACATTGGATGAGGTACAGCTCGAATAGCGGAAGATCTCCCACTATCTGAAGAATCTATATCCGACATATACTGAGGAGGCGGGTCTAGATTATCCACTGCATCAACTAGACTTATAAAATGAGAATAATCTACTTTATAAGGGATATACATAGCGTAGAAATAAGCCATGATACGGAACGCGACTATATCCCAACCACCAAACACTGACTTCCATACATTTTTATTCGAAGGATCAACGGACCTGAGTTTTCTAATATAATTTACCGTTTGTCTATATATACCTTTGAAATTATTATTTATCGGAACCACAACACCGTCATAAGTTATCATTCCCATACCATTAACATCAAGTGATCTCAGTTTATATATTTTTTCCATTCTTTCAATATATTCAGGTATGATATTGAGAAGAGGAAGAACACCATTATCTGTATTTACAAACAGACTGTACATACTGAACATAAATAAGTGAATATCAGATAAAGGGAAGTTTTTATGAATAATCCTGTATTCTGATATATCATCATTTATATGGATATCATTTTCTCCCATTGAGTAAAACCTCCTAAGGTTATTATCGTTTGGATTAATATTTACACGAACTCCATCGGCAAATACATGATCTATCACTGATTCTCCGTAGTCTATTATTTTTGGATCCAAATTATTAAACATAACATTACCTCGATGTAAATCGTTATGTTTGAACCTATATGTATCATACAATTTTTCAATGATATCTTTCAGAATAGATACCAACTTAAAGTAGTCGTTCACAACAACTCTAGGAGATAAGTTTCTCCCAGGGTTTAGTAACCTACCTCTATATGCATTAAAAGTTCCGTTTACAATATTCTCAATCATTAGTCCGTTATAACAGTCGTCGCTATGGGTCAATATACACATCCAAGGATATATAACTGGAGTCATATGGGTAATAGAATTGTATATAAGAGAATGGATTCTAGACTCTTTAATAAGTTCATCCCTATCACTTTTACACCCAATATCTTTATTGATCTTAACGGCCATCTTTAACTCAGACCGTCTACTATTCTGAGTCGCGATCACACTACACGGATGAACACTTCCAAACGATCCTTGACCAAGGACTGTAGTTCTATCAATATTAATAGACATAACAGTAAGAGGATTATTGTTTGTAACAGTATCTATTTTTAGAACAGCAAACTGCTCTAGATTTCTATCCAGTTTTTTATCTATAACCACCATGTTAGGGAAACTGGATTGCTTCTTCATTATTTATTTATAAAAATGATTTTAATATTTCATTAAAATAACTCTAGTATTAATCTGTCATCATGCGTATCGAACTTAATAAAGGAACTGTTCTTACTCTCGAGTTTGTTTTCAACCGTGAAGGAGATATGCACTACTGGTGTTTCACCAAAGGACCTATCACCCCGATGAAAAGTATGAATTACTATATTACCAAAGAAAAGGTTGTTCTTTTTGTTGTTTCTGATGATATAATGAGTGATCGATGCACACCCGAGACCCTGTTTAAGGGGATTGTTGAGACTAAAGAAGGGTGTAATAAAAAGGAGATTGTTGAGCTACTGGACAGTGTATATTCACGTAAAAATGATGGAAAAACACCTGGAGGTTATATAAATCCAAACGATTCGACGATCATCATCTTTGAATCTAAGTATATTCGTAAACTTTCAAGTAAAGAGGTTGAAGAGAGAACTCAGTAAAGAAAAATTTAATTTATAACTGTCGCTGGTTATAAATTAGTTGGTACTCATTATCCGTTGAGACGGTATTTTGTATAATCTATTTTATCCGCAAGATACACGCTGTAAAGATGAGACATTAAACGACATCGTTCAGGATTCCATCCGTAGAATATTCCAACAACTTTTTAGAGTATGAGAAGGTTTATTTCGTTCATCGATCATTGTCTTTAGGATAGGGATTGATCTAGAGTATACTTTTCTAAATCTATCGTCTACAGGAATCGGTATATCGTTGAATGTTATTATTTTTTCATCCACAATATCCAGTTTTGTAAGATGGTAAATCGTACCAAATGTTCCATATCCTATTTCAGTTGTACGATCTACAGTGATTGAAATTGTATGAGTATCAGACAAAAATTCATCTACCTCTATTGTATTTTCCTCATATATATCTTTGTCTAGATTTTTTACGATAGTTGTTATATCAGAGATTTTAGATTGTACAACCAGCATTATTTATATAGAACGATTTTAAATTAATCTAACTTTATAGACTGACATTTCTCTTTCAGATTAGGGGTTGTTCCAGTTATTTCATACTCTATATAGTTACAGTACATATCCAGATTACCAGTTGTGGAAGGATATCTGTTGATAGCATCCATAAATAGACTTGGAATAAAAACAGTATATCTATCCTGATACTGTCCGTTTTCATTAGATACAAATCTGAAGTCCTTATTTTTTGCATCATCAATCAGTATAAATAGACCATTTTTTGAATGTTCAAGTATATCGTTTTCCATAAGCTTGACATAACAATTTGTTTTTCTTTCGTTAAGATAACTATCATCACACATTTCACCAATTTCACTCTTAAATGTGGATTCTATAATCTTCTCTGCTGTGATACTGAAGAATTCACTAACAATCTTGGTGATATCACTCGCGCTATATCCATACTTAGTCTTCGATTTAGAAATCGATCGTTTACCGTAACCTTCCATCTTCAGTTCTGATATAACTTTACTAGAAGGACCCATAAGATCTGAAAGATGAAACAGGAACTTTACAAACAGTTTAAACATAGGGAATCTCAGTTTGTACCAATCTTTCCAGTTTACCTTGATACTTGTTTGACTTACAATATTCTGTATTTTATACATAGCGTATATAACATACTGATCTACAGGATCCGTATATCCATTCTTATCACCTGTAGATTCATACATAGACTTTATATTACGGATGATGTTATCGGTTATGATATCCGAGGAACCCGAGGAAGACGATGAGGGACCCGAGAACGAGTAACTGTTTATTTTCCTTTCTAAAACACTGTTATCATGTACAACTGCAAAAGATAGGAGTCGTCTGACATCGTTGTGTTTTTCATACTTATCGATAAAAGTGTTTAGTAGAAGTTCAACCCTGGTTAAGAAATCGGGGAGATCAACAAATACGGATGCTGAAAATCGTCTAACAAATGCAGTATCTAGATCCCATGGGATATTTGTTGCAGCCATAATAACAACATTATCTTCAGATTTCATACCGTCCATCTTCTGAAGAAGTGTAGTAAGAGCTCGGTTGTCACCTCCTTTATCTCTTGATTGAGCAATAGATTCAACTTCATCTAAAAACAGCACGCTCTTAACTTTAATCTTTTTAGAAGCTGATCTATTTATTTTTTCTTCTTCTATTTTTGCCTGATGGCTTGCTGTCTGAAACATGGCAGCAATATTCTTCTCAGTACCTCCTTCCCATTTACTTCTGATATCACTAGCAGCTACACTGTAGAATAGGAACTTAACAGACCCGTTTGCCTGACGATTAAGTTCTCCTACACTAGCCTTTGCGAGTAGTGTTTTTCCTGTACCTGGAGGTCCGTACATAAGAACATTGTTTGAATCAGAAAGATAAAGATGTTTGTACAGGTTTGGGTAGATAAATTTACTCATCACCATTTTCTTTTCTCTGTAAGCTCCACTCATGGTTGAGAACGAGATTTTCTTACCAGTAAGTCTATCTCTCATATCATCCTCCGATTCATAAGTATAGGATGGAGTATCCGAGTTCTCAGCACTGGTTAACGATGACTTTAGTTTTTGTCTAGCATCTGCTATAAATTTCTTTAAACTGTTTACACTCTCTTCAGATCTAGGTTTAATTGCGTAACTCCACAAAGCAAGAGACAGATAGATTATGCTACTGAGATAATCTGACGTTTGATACAACAGATACCCCTTACCTATCATCTTTCTTTGAAACTCATCAACGCTCGGAAAACTGTTAGCGTGAGGAGCATAGTTTAGTTTGAACTCGTTATATGCAATGTCGAGGTCTTTCGATAGATTCTCTATACTCGACATAACTAATTTATCTATTAGCTATATCTTATTTTTTAAGATGCACTTTTGAAAAATGAGTTTAATTAAACATCTGATTGTTTTATCACACCTCTAGTGTTCAGAATGTCCGACCGTCTGCGTGTTCGAGAACTTATCAACAGTCTCAGTAAGACAAACATAACAAGACTGAAAAATCTATTACCTAAAGAAGCTCGGACCCCTCCGAAGGATTTAGC